TTAGGAGGTACATATGGGAAAGAGAAAAGAATTAACAAAGGAAGAAAAAGAAAAAATTGAAATAGCTAAGCAAGAGCTAAAGGATTATAGAGAAAATATTAAGTATATAGAAGAAAAAATGAACGATACAGAAGAATTAAAGACAAAATTAGAAAAAATTACTACTACATTATCTATAACAAAAACGAATACAAGTAACACAGAGACAGATAAATTTGCAGATGGAATAAACAAGCTAGAAGACTTAAAAATAGATTGCAACAAAAAAATGGAAGATTTAATAGTTAAAAAATTTGCAATAGATCAGAAAATAGAAACTTTAAAACAGCCATATAGAAATATATTGTTTTTTAGATACACTAGAGGAAAAAGTTGGGAATCAGTAGCAGAAGATTTAGGATATACAAGGCAATACACTTGTGAGTTACACGGAGAAGCACTATATTTATATTCAAAAATTTAAACAACCTACAAAAACCTATAGAATCTTACATAAAAAATGTGATATAAATATAATAGCAAATCTATAAAAGATTGCAGAATAAAAAAATAGGACGTTGAATAGCAATTATCCACATAACAAACAACCCAAAAAAAGAATTAGTTATATAACATAGCTAGTTCTTTTTTATTTATTAATAATATCAATATACTAGGCAATTGATATATAATTTTCCATATATGTTCAAAAAATGTATTTAAATGCAAAATAAGACAATCCTAGTTAAGTCTTAAAAATATAGTAAACAATAATATAACATAGAATCTAATATATCCTATAATTATATTATTGTTTAGTGTTTTTTAGAAAGGTGTGTAGTGTTATGGAAGAAAAATTAAAAGAATTTAAAGAAAAGAACTGTAAGAATTGCAATAAGAATATAGATTGTAAAATAATAAAGAATATAGAAGGAGAATTAGTATGTGTGCAAGAAAATTAGTCTATAACGATAAATTAATAACAGAACAGTACACAGCACAAGAAAAAGCAGAGCATAGAGAAAAATTAAATAATATAAAAGAACAGTTACCGAAGCAATGTAAGGGCTGTTCTTTTTTAGTTATAACAAGCATAAAAAAGCAAAAAGTTTATTGCCCATACTTAATTAAGAACGAATGTTTGAGAGGTGGAAATTAGAAAGGAGAGATATAAATGTTAGTAAAAGCAACAAATAAATATAAAGAATTAAATATAGCTGATAAAGAATTAAATAAAATTCCAGAAGAAGGAGAAGAATTTGAAGTAACAGAAGAAAGATATAAAGTATTAACAAAAACAAATCAATATAAAGTAGTTTTTGTAGAAAAAGCAGAAGCGGAAAACAAATCAAATAATATCACAAAAGGAAAGAAGAAGAACAATGTTAGTTAAGTTATGTGCAAGATGTCAATGTGTAGTACAAGCGCCAGCAACTTATTGCAATAAGTGTAGAGCTATAATGCAAAAACAAATAGAATCAGGGAAACAATATAGTAATACAAGATACAATAAACAAAGAGATAAAAAGTATGCACAGTTTTATAATAGCAAAGCTTGGAGAACATTAAGTAAAGAATATATTAAAAAGAATTATTTATGTGAAGAGTGCCAAAAGGAAGCAAGGTTAAATAAAGAATATAACATACAGCTAGCAGAAGAAGTTCATCACAAGGATCCAATTCAAAAAGAAACAGGATGGCTAAGAAGATTAGAGTGGAATAATCTTATAGCACTATGTCACGAACATCACGATATGGCACACAATAGATTCAGAAAGAGAAGGTGATAACATGAAAGAATATAATGCAAAGATAATAGTTAATAATGACGAATTAAAAATAATGTATGAATGCGATAGAGAAAAAAATAAAGATTGCAAAGGATATGGAAATTGTGGACCATGCAATCATACAACTGATACAAGAAAAATAAAAGCAAGAAAAGCAAATAAATTTATAGAAGATAATAAAATAGAAATAGAAATAAATTTAGAAGCGGAAAAAGCAATAGAAAAACTAAAACAAATAAAACAATTGTTAATAGAAATAAATGAAAAAGCAAATAAAATGGGAATTGATTTAGGTCAAGAAAAAGACTATACAGTAATGCGAACATATTATAACGGTGAATTAGCATCAGAAGAAAAAATACAATACAAATAAAATGGTAGGGGTGGTCAAAAAAGTATATAAGTAATGCTAGCACAACGGCGCCCTAGGTACAGTGTAGAAAAAACTCCCTAAATTCAAAAATAAGGCACAAAAAGAAAGAAGGTGATAACAAGTATGGCAGGAAGACCAAAAGAGCCTATAGATTTAATTATAGCAAAAGGAAAAAAACATTTAACCAAGGAAGAAATAGCAGAAAGGAAAAGTAAAGAGCTTAAAATTAAGCACACTGATGTAAATCCACCTGAATATTTATCTGAAAAGGAAAAGAAAGAATTTAATAATATAGCTAATATATTATTAGAAATTGGGATAATGACAGAGCTGGATGAAGAATGTTTAGCGCATTATTTAATTGCTAATACAAATTATATAAATTACACAAAAGAATTAAGAACATTAGAGAAAAAGTTAACAAAGTCTAAAGATGAAGAAAAGAAAAAGGAAATACTCGGATTTATAGATTTATATTTAAAATATCAGGATAGAGCACTAAAACAATGTAGAGATTGTGCAAATGATATGGGATTATCAATATCTTCCAGATGCAAACTTGTTATGCCCCAAACGAAGGAACCTCCAAAAGAAAATAAATTTGCAAAATTCCTGGTGACAAATAAATGATTGATAGAGTTACTGAATACGCAAAGAAAACAATTGATGAAGGAATAATGGGAGAGTTACATATACTGGCATGTAAAAGACATTTAGAAGACTTAAAAAGACAAGGAACAAAAGATTTTCCATATATTTGGAATGCTGAAAATTCAGAAAGAATATTAAATTATGCAGAAACCCTAACAATTGCAGAAGGTTTCGAATTAAAACCTGTAAAATTATTAGGATCTCAAATTTTCGATTTAGGTTGTCCATTCGGTTGGTTAAAACAAGAAAATGGGAAAAGAAGATTTAGAAGGTCTTATGAATCAATGGCTAGACAGAATGGAAAATCCTTTAAAAATGGTATTAGAGGAACTTATATTGCAAATTTTAGTGGCTATAATTTTGGTAAACTTTTTACTGTAGCAACAAAAAAAAGACAAGCTAGAATTGCTTGGGAGGAAATGGCAAAATTCATAAAAACTGATGCTGATTTACAAGAGCTATTTGAAATAAAAGATTATAAATCTCTAATATTGGCAAAAGATACAGAATCTACAATTGAAGCATTATCAAAAGAAAGTGGATTAGATGATGGATTTAGAGCAATATTTGCGTCTATTGATGAGTATCATCAACATCCGAATGCTAAAATTTATAAAGCAATATACAATGGAACAAAAGCATTATTAGAAACATTAATAAGTATTATAACAACAAGGGGAGATAATCTAAACAGTGCTTGTTACGAAATGGATCAATATTGTATAAATATTTTAAAAGGAATAGTAACAGCAGAAGATTTTTTTGTTGACATATATGCACTAAATGAAAAAGATGATATTTTTAATCCTAAAAATTTAATAAAAGCTAATCCGTTTCTTGCATCAACCAAACAAGGTTTAGAAACTTTAATTACAGATATGCAAACGGCAAGAGACATGGGTGGAAATGAATTAAGAGACTTTATGACGAAGTCTCTTAATTTATGGGTAAAAAACACAGATGACCAATTTATGAATCCAGATAAGTGGAAAAAATGTGAGTCTAATTTAGAATTGCAAGACTTAATGGAAAAAAAGTGTTATGTAGGTTTAGATTTATCACATGGTGGTGATTTAACAACTATTGCATTGGAAATACCATTAGAAAATGGAGAGTTTTTTGAATTTTCACATTCCTTTATGCCTAGAGCAAGATTACAAGAACATATTGTAACAGATATCGCACCGTATGATGTGTGGGAACAACAAGAGCTTATAACAGTTACAGGAGGTCAAGATACCTATAAAAATGATTATAAGTTTATTATTAAATATCTTAAAGATATTATAGAAAATTATGATTTAAAAGTACAAGCAATTGGATATGACCCACATAATGCAGATGGCTTTTTAGATGATTTGGAAATTTTCGGTGTGCCACTTTTGGAAATAAAACAATCTGCAAGATTTCTAAATGATGGGACAGAAGATATGCAATTAAATATTGAATCTGGAAAAATAAAATATAACAAAAAAGAAGAGCTATTAAGTTATAGCGTTTCAAACGCAAAAATTGTAAGAAATAGCTTCGGCGAGAAAAAAGTAGATAAAGAGCCAAATAAAAGAACAAAAAGAATAGATCCAGTTGATGCAATGATAAATGCACATATTACACAGATGAAATTTAATGAAAAAGAGCCTGTTGATTACAACAAAGAGATGTCTGAGTATTTAGAAGCGGATTGGTAATTTAGAAAGGGGTGAAAAAATGAAATTAAGAGAAAGAATTAAAACTGCTTTCAATATATTAACCAACAAAGAAAGTAAATATAATGAAATGCAGAAACTAATAGATTTTTTAGGGTTAAAGGGAACAAAAGAAAAAGCCTTATCTGAGGCTACATATTTTGCTTGTTTAAAAGTTCTAAGTGAATCTGTTGGAAAATTACCGTTAAAACTATTACAACATAGAGACAATAATGGTGTTATAAATGCCAGAGGACATCCAATGTACAGAATTGTGCATGATAGACCTAATCCATACATGACATCTACGGCTTTTTGGTCTACTGTAGAGCAAAATCGAAATCATTTTGGAAATGCTTATGTATTAATAAAAGGCGCTGGCAGTAAAATGACATTATGGATTTTACCATCAGATGAAGTTGAAGTTTGGTATGATGACCAAAAGATTCTAAGTGACATACCAGACATTTATTATATATACGCACATGGCGGAAAGTTATATCAGTTTGGATCTGAACAAATATTACATTTTAAGACATCCAATACATTTGATGGAATAAAAGGAATAGCAGTACGAGAACAACTAAAAATGACAATTGACGGAAATATTAAATCTCAAAAAATGTTAAATAATATGTACAAAAGTGGATTTACAGCAAAAGCTGTTGTGCAATATACAAGCGAACTATCTGATAAAAATTTAGAAAAATTTAAAAGTAAACTTGAAAAATTTGCAGGAAGCGATTTGGATGATAAAGAAACTAAAAATATTATCCCAATTCCGATAGGTACACAATTAACACCATTAAATATAAAATTAGCAGATAATCAATTCGTTGATGTAAAAAAATATAGTGCATTGCAAATTGCATCTGCATTTGGAATAAAACCAAACCAAATAGGTGATTATGAAAAGTCAAGCTATGCAAGTGCAGAAGCACAACAACTTAGTTTTTATGTTGACACATTATTATACATAATAAAACAGTATGAGGAAGAGCTAAATTATAAATTGCTAACAAGTGAAGAAATTACAAATGGATACTACTTTAAGTTTAATGTAGCAGTAATATTAAGAGCTGATTTAAAGACACAAGTGGATACGCTGTGCCAAGCAATATCAAATTTCTTATATACACCAAACGAAGCAAGAGCATTATTAGATATGGAAGCCAAGGAAGGTGGAGATCAATTGTTGGGAAATGGTGCAAGTATACCTGTACAATTAGCAGGTACACAATACATAAAAGATGATGGAAAGGAAGGTGAAAAGGATTGGATAAAGAAAACGATAGAAGAGACAATGACAAAGTTGTTGAAAACGGCGTGATTTGTAAATCTGCAAGTTTAGAAAATCAAGAAGTAACAGACAATGACTTAAAAAAAATAAATAAATTTACATTATCTCCATTAAAATCTGAGGAAGTTTTTGCTTTTAAGTTAGTAATGGGAGATAACGAGTTAGATGATAGAAATTATGAGCCATTCAATTTAAATGCGTTAAAAGATTTGCAAAAGCTATACATTGGAAAAACAATGATAAAGGATCATAACAGAGCAGCTGACAATCAAATAGCTAGAGTGTATGATACAGAACTTGTTCAAGATGGAAACAAAATGACTAGAGCAGGGGAGATATATACAAAATTAGTTGCAAAATGCTATATGGTAAAAACAGAAAAAAATGCAGATTTAATTACTGAAATAAAAGCAGGAATTAAGAAAGAGGTATCAACTAGTTGCAGAGCAAAACATGCCTATTGTTCAATTTGTGGTGTAGATAATATGAAAAACTATTGTTCACATTATTGGGGAAAAGAATACGAAACTGTAAATGGAAAAAAAATATGTTATTTTACACTAGATGGAGCGATAGAAGCATATGAAGTATCATTTGTAGCTGTTCCAGCGCAACCAAGAGCAGGAACAACAAAACACTATAGAGGAACTGAATTGGTAGTTCAAAAAAACAAAAACAATAATGAAGAAGCGGAAATCAATTTAAAAATTGATAATCTTGCTTCCTTTTTGTTTATAGAAAAAGAAAAAAATGGAGGTAATGAAGATGAATAAAAGAATGAGAGAAATATTAACAAAAATTGAAGCTAAACAAGCTTTAGCAAAAGGATATATGGAAGGTGAAAACAAAGATGTTGAAAAAGCAAAAGCCATACTAGATGAAATTAAAACATTAAAAGAAGAATATGAAGTAGAAAAAAATATTTTTGAAACAGAAAAAGAGACTAATAAATTAAGCGAAGAAGAAGCAAAAGAAATTTCTAAAAAGATTGAAAATAAAAAGGGTGAAAAAGAAGATGAAGATTCAACAAAATCAGTTGCGAAGGTAATTAGAGGATTTATAAAAGGAAAAGGATTAGTCGAAAGTGTTGATGAAGATGGAGGATATACAGTACCACAAGATGTATCTACAAAAATAGAAAAATATAAAGATGTTGATTACAGTTTACTTGAAGATATTGATGTAGTAACAGTTAAAACTAATAAAGGTTCAAGAACATTTCAAAAAAAAGGTGAAGTAGATACATTTGTTGATATAGATGAAAATGGAGAAATAACAAATGAAATAGAAGCTCCAAAATTTGAAAGATTACCATATGCTATCCAAGATAGAGCAGGATTTATGCCAGTTTCAAACGATTTAGTAGAAGATTCTGATTCAGACATATTAGCAGTTGTAATAGAATGGTTAGGAAAAGCAAATATTGCTACAACAAACAAAAAAGTTTTAGAAAAAGTTGCAGAAAAAGTAAAAACTGATTTTAAGAATTTAGATGGAATAAAAAAAGCTTTGAATGTAACTTTAGGACAAACATACAAAGATGGTTCAAAAATATATACAAACGATGACGGATTAAATTATCTTGATACATTAAAAGATAAAAATGATAGACCATTATTAAATCCAGATCCAACAGATTCTGCAAAAATGCAATTAAGATGTGGAACAACAGTATTACCTGTAAAAGTATTACCTAATAAAATATTCAAATCAGATGAAGGTAAAATGCCATTTATAGTTGGAAATCTATATGATTACATTAGAAAATATGATAGAAAATCAATGACTATATTAGCTTCTAATGTTGCTAATATAGGTAATTTTAATGCATTTGCAAAAAACATGACATTATTAAGGGCTATTGTTAGAGATGATTATGTTATAAAAGATAAAGATTCAATAGTATACGGTTACATTACATCGAATGATGTTGTTTAGAATAGGAGGTATTTAAAAAATGAGCGATTTAAACAAACTAGCAAAACAATGTTTAGGAATAGTAGAAACTGCAACTTTAAAAGATGATGAAATAAATATGCTTATAAGCTCTGCAAAAACTGATATGAAAAGAGTAGATATAGATGTTGAAAATAATATTAATGATAATTTAGTTATAAATACAATAATGCTATATGTTAAAGCTCATTTTGGAGATACTGATATAAATAAAAGAAATGAATATCTTACAAGGTATATATCTAATATAAGAGCTTTAAAAGAATCTGAAGAATACAGAATTGGAGATGATAGCAATGCATGATGTAAGTTGTGTATTGCTATCTAAAAATTATAAAAAAGATAAAAATGGCAATATACTAAAAGATAAAAATGGAAGAGAAAGTTTTGAAATTATTGAACAGGAAATTCCAATAATACAAACTGAAAAGGTTTGGAAAAATGAATTTTATAAGGCTAGCCAATTAAATTTAAAGCCATCAATTCGAATAAAAATAAGTAGTTTGAATTATTCTAATCAAGAAGAGATTAAATATATGGGAAAACATTATACTGTAATTAGAGTTGATGGAGATAATGACGATGAAGTCATACTCGTTTGTGAAAGGAAATCTAATAATGTCAAATACTAACAAAGTGACAGTTGAGAATATAGAAAAAGAAATAATGAAATATTTACAAGAATGTAAGGAGAATATAGAAGATGAAGTAAAAGAAATAGCTGATGAAACAACAAAAGAAGCATGTAAAGAGTTAAAACAAATATCTCCAAAAGCTTCTAAAACTGTATATTTAAGAAAGAGTAATTCAAAGTTCGGAGTTGGCGAAAAAAACTTTCAGATACCAGGAGAGTATGCAAGTTCTTGGACTACAGCTAAAAGAACCAGTAAATGTGCTAAAGATAAATATTCTAAAGTAGTATACAACAAACAATATTACAGACTAACACATTTGTTAGAATTTGGGCATGCGAACAGAGACGGTTCCAGAACACAACCAATTCTGCACATAAGAAAAACAGAAGAAAAATACAAAGAAAAGTTTAAGCAAAAATTAGAAACAAAAATAAGGAGGGGAATATGACTTGGGAAGAGTTAGAAAATAGAATAGATAAGTTTTATTTAGATGAAGAAAATAAAGTAAAGATACCGTATTCGCACTATGATTTTGACAGACCAGTAGAACCTCCACATCTAATGTCTACGGAAGTTGATACAGATAATTTTATAGCAGACAATAATGTATATTTTGAAAAATGTAATGCTAGATTAGAATTAACAACAGATACTAGAGCAAAAATATTAGAAAAAAGAATAGAAAAAGAAATTTTGCACGATATAGTGTGGAAACGAATTATAACTTATATTCAAGCTGAAAGAGTTTGGAATGTAAGTTATTTTTTTGAAATTTTAAAATGAAAGAGAGGAAAAAAATATGAACAAAGTAAAATTTGGACTTAGCAATGTACATATTGCAAAAATAACAGAAAAAGATGGTAAGATAACTTATGGAACACCATTTAAAATGCCAGGAGCTAAAAGTTTAACTGCAGATCCAGAAGGAGATATTACTAAATTTTATGCAGATAATATTGTGTATTATATATCAAATTCAAATCAAGGATATAGCGGAGATTTAGAAGTTGCAATGCTAGTGGAAGAATTTTTAACACAAATATTGGGACAAACTAAAGATAAAAACGGAGCTCTATTTGAAAATGCAGATGATATTAATGCAAGATTTGCATTAATGGGGGAAATAGAAGGAGATGAAAAGAAAAGAAGATTTGTATATTTTGACTGTACTGCAACAAGACCAACGGCAGAAATGAGTACAAAAGAAGATTCAACTGAACCACAAACAGATAAAGTGTCAATTACGATGTCTCCTAGAACTACAGATAAAGCAATTAAAGCCGTAATAGAGCCAAGTGAAACAAATCAAGCAGTTTACGATACATTTTTTACAAAAGTATATGAAAAAGATGCAAAAGCTAATGTTTAAAAAGGGTGATTAAAATGAAAACGATAAAAATTGGTAATAAAGAATATAAGTATGATTGTAATGCTTATACATATATTCTATTTAAAAAAGTATTTAATAGCTCAATCTTTGATGATTTAAGGGTATTGCAGGAATATTTAATAAAGCAAGCAATAATACTAAATGATATAAAACAGCAAGTACCTAATATTACAGAAAAAGAGCTAGAAAGTAATATAACTAGACTCATGATGGAAGACAATATAGAAAAATTTGTAGAATCTGCTACAAGAATTGTATACATACTTATAAAAGAATATAACGATATTGATGAATATGAAGATTGGTTAAGAACTGTACCACCACTAAAAATAAATGACGATTGGATTGTAGAGGTAGCGGAATTTGCCGTAAATTGCTTTTGTTGACCGAGATTTATCAAAGGAATTAGAAAAAATAAATTCTAATGATAACACTGTTGAAGATAAATTCCCAGAGCATACATTTTTAGCGTGGTGTGCGAAGAATGGAATAGGTATAGAATATTTAAAAAATTTTACATATGTAGATATAATGAAGATGCTAATTTCTTTTATAGATACAAACAATAAAAAAACAAATAAGAATGGTGTTAGAAAAGCAACACAAAGTGATATAGATAAATTATTAGGATAGAGGTTATAAAAGCCTCTATTTCTAATATAGAAAGGAAATAATATGGCTGGAAGCATAAAAGGAATTTTAGTTGAAATAGGTGGAGATACATCAGGTTTGCAAAAGGCATTAAAAAAAGTTAATTCCGAAACATCTGGTTTGAGCAAGGAATTAAAAGGCATTAACTCTTTACTTAAGCTAGATCCTAAAAATACAGAGCTATTAGCACAAAAGCAAACCGTATTAACTGGGAATATTAAAGAAACAGAGGAAAAACTAAAACTACTAAAACAAGCACAAAAAGAAGCAGATGAAACAATTAAAAATGGTGGAGAAATATCTCAAGAAAATTATAGAAATTTGCAAAGAGAAATAGTTAGTACACAAAAGAAACTTGAAAATTTAAAAGAAGAATATAATAATTTTAAAACAGAAAATTCAAACTTTACTAAAGCTGGAAAAGCATTAGAAAAATGGGGACAAAATATTGACTCAACATCTGAAAAAATAAATAAAATAGGAACTGATGTTACAGCGAAAGCAACAACAGGAATTGTTGGAATAGCAACAGCGGCAGTTACTGCAGGTGCAAGTTTAGAGTCTGCCGTAGATAAGTACATAGCTAAAGCTGGAAAATCTGTAGAAGAAACAGAAAAGTATAAAAAAGTGTTAACAGATATAAACGATGCAAATTTTGGGGAAGGATATGAAGATATAGCAAATTCAATGGCAATTGTTGAACAACAAATGCGAGGATTAGACGATGCAGCAGACTTAGAAAATATAACTAAAAAAGCATATTATTTGAAAGACGCATTTGATGCAGAAATTAACGAAAGTGTCAGAGCTGCTAAAATGTTAATGGAGCAATGGGGAATGTCCGCAGATGAAGCATTTGAATTAATAAACCAAGGCTATCAAAAAGGATTAGATAAAAATGGAGATTTGCTAGACTCAATAAATGAATATTCTGTACATTTCAGACAAATAGGATTAAGTGCAACCGATATGTTTAATACATTTAGCTTAGGTGCAGAATCTGGAGCCTTTTCTATTGACAAGGTCGGAGATGCAATAAAAGAAATGGGAATAAGACTAAAAGATGGCACTGCAACAGATACGTTAAAATCGATGAAATTAAATGCAAATGAACTTGAAAAAGCATTCGCAGAAGGTGGTGAAAAAGGATCCTGGGCATTTGGGGAAATTGTAAAAGGATTGCAAAATATAAAAGATCCGTTAAAACAAAATCAAGCTGGTGTGACAATATTTGGAACAATGTGGGAAGATTTAGGAAAAGATGCTGTTTTTTCGATGACATCATATGGTGAAGCGTTTGATGAAACTGCTAATACAATGTCGTCTTCAATGGATAAAATGTATAATAATACAAAAAGTAGTGCAGAAAGCTCAATCAAAAGGATAAAGACGATTTCTGCAAATTTAGGAACAAAATTATTACCTGTTGTGAACAAAGTATTAGATAAAGTAGAAGTATTTATAAATAAATTAGATAATTTATCTGATTCAGAAAAAGATAATATAATTAACATAGGATTATTAGTGGCAGGTGTAGGACCACTTATAAAAATAGTTGGAACTGCAGGAACTGTAATTGGGACAACAAGTAAAGGAATTGGAATATTTTCACAAGCTTTGAGTGTTGCAAATAACAAGAGCACATCTACAAGCAAAAGTGTAAATTCACTAGCTGGATTTTTAAAGGGAATTGTAAGTCCAGCAGGACTAGCAACTATAGCAATTGGAGCGTTAGCTGCTGCAGCTGTTTATTATAACGAAAAAACATTTCAATCATCAAAAGCTGCAAAAGAGTATGCAGATTCTGTAGCACAAGAAAAAAAAGCAATTGAGGATACCTTTAAAAGCATAGAAGAAAATGCTTCGGTAGAATTAAATCACCTTGATAGAATTTCTAAAATGAAGGATGAACTTGCAAATCTTGTTGATGAAAATGGAAAAGTAAAAGATGGATATGAAACTAGAGTTAAATTTATTTTGGGAGAATTAAACGAAGCACTTGGTACAGAATATAAAATGAATGGAAATATAATTGAAAGCTATAAAGAATTGCAAAATAATGTTGATAAATTGGTTGCAAAGCAAAAAGCCAAAATATATTTGCAAATTAACGAAGAAAAATACCAAGAAGTAGTCAAAAAACAAAATGAAGCATTAGTTGAACAAAATACAGCATATCACAAATTAGAAGATGCAGCCAAAAAATATGGTTATAATGTTGAAGAGGTCTCAAATAAAATTGAAGAGAATAAAAATAAAATTAAAGAATTAACAGAAGCTAAGGAATGGTCTACAGAAGCAGGAAAAGTAAGAATGCAAACAGAAATAAATGAATTAAAGAATCAAAATGGAGAGCTCGAAAGTCTAAATAATGCTTATAAGGAGCGAACTGATATAGTCAGAAATTTTGCAGATATTGAAAAACAGTATAATGAAAACCAAAAAGCTTATGCTGAGGAAAGATATGACGATATAATTAAATATCAAACTTTAACAAAAAATTACAGTGATTCTACTTTGCAGGATATAACCAATAATTTAAAAAGTGTAGGACAAGAATATGCTGACTATTCAAGAAGTGCTAGCACAGCCGATTTGGAAAGAGCGCAAACATTGAAAGATACTGCAGAAAAAAACATACAAACATTGGCTGATGAATTAGTGAAGAAAACAGGAATTATAAATGGAGAATTAGGACAACAGGAAACAGAAGCTTGGAAAACATTAGCGGCAACTAATTACGATGTATATGAAGCTGAACTTTGTAAAATGGCACCTGAAATGGCAAAAAGTATACAAGATGCAACTGGTGTGATTGTAAAAGAAACACCATACGCAGTAAACCAAGCTCAATCAATGAGCCAACAAATAATTGAAAAATTAGATAAAAGCCCTGAATTTAGAGCAAAGGCAGTATCTAATTTACAAGGATTGTTGAATGGAATGTCTGACGAGAATTTAAGAAATTTATTAAATCAAGCTGGTGTTCAAGATGTAGAGAAGGTAATGGAAGGTATAAGAAAAGGAAATTTAGCAGAAAATGAAGGAATAAATATACTAAAAAGCTTAAATACAGGGTTACAAAGTTCTTCTTTTACAGGTACATTATTTGCAACGGCTAAAAGAGTTGCAGAATCAATTTCCAGTGGATTAGAAATAAAACCAAAAGTATCTGTATTTAGTTTAATACCTAAATTGCCAGGACACAAAGATGGGCTTGATTATGTTCCAAAAGATAACTATGTAGCAAGATTGCACAAAGGGGAAAGAGTATTAACTGCTAAGGAAAATAAAGAATATACAAAAATGTTAGAAAACATAAAATTACCTAACTATTCAAGATTGCAAAGCAACTTAACTTCAAAAATGATGAATACAACAAATACTAAAAACTCGTATAACATAGAGCTAAAATTTTACCCACAAAAAATGACAGAAACAGAACTTAACAGTGCATTTAAATATTTAAATAGAAAACTTGGTAAACTATATTAATGTCGAAATATGTCGAAAAATATTTCTTGAAATAATTTATAATTATGTATAGAATTGTTTCAAGGAGGGGATCTTGTGTTTTTTGAAAGAATAAATATAAAACTAAATGATTCAAAAATAAAAGAAAATATGATGCAATTGGAAAGAAATATTAGATATGGAGGGAAAATTGAATTAGTATATTATAACAACAAGCCTTGTTTTAACATATATATTTCAAAAACAAAAAAAATAAATGAAAAAACAGCGCATAAATTACAAAAAGAACAAAATAGTAAATATATTTATGTTGATTGTATAAAAAATGAGTTAGCAGAAAAAATATTTAAACTATATAATAATAAAGAAATAACAAAGTATTATTTAACAATAAACAATAATGGAAATAATGTAGAGTGTATAATTGCATTTCACAAAGATAATACAAAGGGCAAGGATGAGACGCCAATAAAATATTATAATAAATGGTGGATAATTATAGGTATAAGTATAGGGATAATTATACTTGCTAGCATTGTAAGTTATACGAGAAGCCTTTTAGCAAATAATAGTAATGTAATTTCTGTAAAGAATGAACAAAAAGAGAATACATACGAAATCACGAATGATTACAATGGAACATATAAATTTATTATCAATGAAGGAAGTAAAATTACAGTAGGAGCTATAAATATCAATGGAGGAAATGTAAGAGTTAAATTCAATAGTATAGATAGCGATTATGCATCAAAGACATATAATGGATTTTGCGGATTAAATAGAGATGATAACTCTACTTTCTACATTACTATAATGAATAGCTCTAATGAAAGAATCCGTGAATTTAAATGTGAAAAATCTGATAAAAATCTGATATGTAATTCTATGACAGGGACATCTTATCGAAAAATGGAATTAATATATGTAAATGATGATAAAAATATTGAAAATGTATATAACGAAACTTTAAATTATGAGAAAGAAAAAAAAGAAGAAGAAGAAAAGATAAGAAAAGAAAAAGAAGAACAAGAATTTAAAGCAAGTTGTAAAATGTTTACATTTGAACAAATAGCAAGAAACCCTGATAAATTTAAAGGAACTAATGTAAAAATAATTGGAGAAGTTGTTCAAGTGTTATATGGGAGTAATTCAGTAGATTTAAGAGTAAATATAACAAAAAAAGGTTCATATTCGACATATTATACAGATACAGTTTATGTTACATATTATACCAAACCTAATGAAGATAAAATATTAGATAATGATATAATAACCATATATGGGACTGCACAGGGAGATTGCTCTTATACATCTATAATGGGAGCTAAAGTTACATTACCTAAAATAGATGCAAATTTTATTGAAATTAATAAGTAAAAAGGAGAAAGTCTTGAAAATCAAGGCTTTTTCTTTTTATTAAAAAAAATTCAAAATATCTCGCGCTAGAATGAATTTTCTGGCGCTTTAATAAATATGAGGAGGTGATATATTGGTAAGAGAATTTAATTTGATAAATGAAAAAGGACAAAAATTTTCATTTATGGATATAAATGAGTATTGTTTATTAACAGAAATTACAGGATTAGGATTTAGCTATAATACAGAATATAGTAAAATAGAAAATACATATACAAATAACATTAGAGAACTACAGCAAGGGCAGCCTGGTGGAATTGCAAATTTTTTAAATTATGATAATTATGAAAAATTTGTTAATTTTATAATCAATTCAGAAAAATTAAAATTAGAATATAAGATTCCTAAAAAAGATAAAGTAAATACATATTTTAGAGATATAGAAATACAAAGTTTAGAAAAAACAGAGATACAGACGACAGGAGTAATATCAGAGCCAATTGCATTTGCGTGTCTATCTTTGTGGTATGAAGAGAACAAATATATTTATACTGTTGAAGAAATAACTGATGAGTTGCGATGGGATTTTGAATGGGATGCAAGATTTACCGATTATGAAAATAGAAGTGTAACATTTGAAAATAAAGGACATGTAAAAGCACCTTTTTTATTAGAAATGGGAGGATATATTCTAAATCCGTGTATATCTGTATATGTAAATAAAGAAAAAGTAAATGAACTAAAATTAGATATAACTATAAATGAAAATGAAAAGTTAATATATTCAACGAAAGATAATGAATTATTATTATGCAAACAACTGAAAGATGGTACGATGCAGAATTTATTTAATGATTTAGATTTAAATAATATTAATTTCTTTAAGCTACCAAAACGGAGTTTGTGAAGTAAAATTAAATGCTGATAATGAAATATTAAATTCAAGATTAACTATATATGTTGAATATATTACAGTTTAAAGGGAGGTAAAAAGATGCTAAGAGGACATGTATTTAAGTTTCAAACATTTGCGAATGAAGCCTTTGCACATTTTATTGATATATTTCTACAAGGAAATATGGGAATAACAAAAGGTTGTGAATTAAGTAAAACAACAGATTCTGTAACAATTGGTGCAGGATATTTTTGTATATGCGGAAGATTTTTAGAAATTATAGGCAATGAGACAATAGAAGATATAACAAATACAGGATATTATAATTTAGTTTGTGAATTAGATTTATCAAAAACAAACACAAAATCTGAGTTAAATCAGGCTGTCATAAAAACAATAAGAAATACAAGTGGATTTGGAAATTTAACAAAAGAAAATTTATTTGAAGGTGGGAACATATATCAATTTGAATTTGCTAGATTTAAAGTAACAGAATCGGGAATAACTGACTTTGAGGATAGAAGAACATTCTTAAATTTGGATAGTTTATTTAATTGTATAAATAATAATTTTGAAAAATTGTTCAAAGAAAAAAATGAAGAAGCGGAAAAGTTATTGAAAGAAATAAAAGTTGAATTAGAAGGAATTAAAGATGGAAGTGCTTTTCTACTTAAGACTGGAGGAACAATAGATGGTGATTTGGAAATTTCTGGTAAACTTAGTGAAAAAAATCGGATTAAAATATATATCTGGAAGTAATATAATTGTCTTAGAGGGAAATATCAATATAGACGCGAATGAGCAAGGCAATAATAACTTTACTATAAATATAGACTATCCAGAAGGATTTAATAAGGATAATTGTGTTCCTATTGCGTGTGGTGTGCAAATGCTTAAATTAAGAGGCTATAATTATGTTGGAAATTTTGTAAATTCTGGCTCCTTAATAAATGGGGCTTCTACAAGATATTTAAATTTAACTGATGAGAAAATTGTATTAGATATTGTAAACCCTACTACAGGAACAGCATATGAATATAAGTATAAAATTGTATTACTTAAATATGAACAAAAAGAAATTAAATATACACTAGGTGATGTTAATAATGATGGAAACATTAATAAAGATGATTTACAAATGATACAGGATTACATGATGGGAAAAATTCCACTTACAGTGCAACAATATAAGGCTGCAGACATAGACGGCGATGGACAAGTAACTTCTGCAGATTATGTAAGATTAAAAAATCAACTAGGGTTGTAGGTGATGTAATTGGAATTATATGTAGTAGATAATAAAACACTTGACATAATGTCTGTTTGCAATGTATGTGATTACAATCTAAATTTAGACGAAGAAACAAATGGAATAAGTGAATTTGTATTACCAGATTTAAACAAAATAAAAAAAGGTTGCTATTTAGTCTTAAATGGACTATATAAGCAATTTTTATTTGTGGTAGATGAAGATATAGCAATTAATAAAAATGAGACTTGTGTAACAGTTTCAGCCTTAGACATATCAAATATTTTTGATAGAAAAGTAATATTAAAAGATAAAGAAAAAATGCAAGAAAAAGGAATTGAAAATTTTATAGCAGATGCAATCTTAGAAAATTTTGTAAATACGAATGATACAATATTAAATTTAGATTACATAGATGTGTATATACATAGTAATACAAAATCTTCTGTTGCCATAGACGAAGACAATGGATTATATAACTTCCACACTTTCTTAATTAATTGCAGACAATACAAAGATATATACACAGAGTTTTCTATAATAAATAAAAGATTAAAAATCGATGTAGGTTATAAGCTAGAAGAAACGATGCTAATAGATGCAACACTTCCAGAAGTTACAAATTACAACAAAATTTATGAAGTTGATCCAGTAACAAAAGTAGAAGCATATATAAGAGCAGATTCTTCAACTTATTGTTTATATTTAACAGCGGATAGAGCCACAACAACAGACAAAGATAATCCAAATAGAATCTTTGGAAGAATAGAAACAATCAGCTGTGACACATTAGAAAATGCAAAAGAAGAAGCTTTAAACACAATAAAAGCAAATACATATAAACATTTAGTAGAATTTAGTATAGCAAAAACTTCTAAGCTTATAGATGTTTCTAAATTATATTTAGGAAGACGAATAAAGATAAAGACAGAAGATAGCATATACGATAGTTATATAAGTGCAATAACAATAACGGACGAAAATTTTGTATCTTTTAAAACTGGAAATTTAAGAATTGATTTTACTGATAAACAGAGACAACAAAAAAGAGATGGAACTGTAGGGAATAAAATTGATAAAACTGGAGGAACTGTTATTGGAGACATTGAAATAAAAGGAACATTAAAATCCAAAAACACAGATATAATTTATATTGGAAGCACAGTTATGTGGAATCAAGCGACTATGACTGAAGCTGGATATAAAACAGTTATTGAAGCTTATAACGATTGGTTATTTGCTAATATTTTTAAAAATATTACTATTCCAAATGGATATAAAAAGATGTATAAAATATCTGCATATGTAAGCACAAATACAACAGCAAAGGCAGGTATAGCAATAAACAATAAATTGCTTTTTGAACATCAAACATGGTCAGGAAGCAATTATAGATATTTGGATTATACAGATTTTTTTGAATTAAGTAGTATTCCAGTGCAAAAATTAACAGACTATGATGGAACAGGTTATAATGTGCAAATGCATTATGAAGGTGGCGGAACAGCATATATATATCATGCTACGGTACATGGATATTTAGTCAGAGAGGAGTGAAAAGAGTGCAAAATAATATCTATATTGATACAGAAACAAGAAATATAAAATCCAGAGAACGTAATTTTCTGGGAATTGCTGGAGAGCATGAAATAGAGCAGATAGTATTTAAACTATCTGCTTTCATTATTGGTGAGGCAATATTAGAAATACAAAAATATAACAAAGAGAATAAACTAGAAAAATATTTTATAAGTTTAGAAAGACAAGAAGAAAGTTATATTTTTAACGTTAAGAATAGTTTATTAGATGTAGCAAAGCCAATAAAAATGCAGTTGCATATAACAACTGCTAATGAAGAAGTTTTTAAATCCAAAATTTTTGAAATGCAAGTCTACGAAGCTATAGATGCAACAGAAACAGTTCCAGAGCAATATGAGGAGTGGATAGATGTTGCAAATTCTGCAATAGCCAAGATGATCGAACTAGAGCAAACAATTTCTAAAAACGAAGAGCAACGACAAAAAGCCGAAACAAGCCGAGACAATTCTGAAAAAACACGAAATGAATCCGAGAAAGATAGACTACAGAAAGAAGAAGAAAGACAAAAAGCAGAGCAAGAAAGAATAGAAAAAGAAAAAACACGAATAAAAAATGAATCCGATAGAATTATAAATGAAAATAGCAGAATTGAAGCAGAAAAAAACAGAAAGAGCGCAGAAGAGAACAGAACAGAAAATGAAGCAAAAAGGGCAGAAAGCGAAGAAAAAAGAGCACAAGCAGAAGAAAACAGAGCTGAAGAGACAAAAAATGCGATTGCAGAAATAAAGAATTTAAATGAGGATTACAAAGATTTAGCAGAAGAAAAAACAGCAGAGCTAAACGATATAGCCGAAGGTGTAAAAAATATGGCAACAGCAATACAATTTGCAAATTTTAAGATAAATAAGGAGAATAAGCATTTACTAATAATAACAACTAAAAAATTAGGAAATACAAGTTTTACACTTAACAAAAAAAGGGGAAGATTGGGGGTAAGAATAGTAAATGGAAACTGAAATAACAGATATAGGAAAAGTAGCAATAACACCACGAAAAGATTATAAAAATGAGCAAACTTACGAGTGGTTGGATGTAGTTACACATGATGGAGCAAGTTATATGTGTATAGCAGAAGATGGCTGTACGGGAATAGTTCCAACAAATACGGACTATTGGCAGTTGCTAGCTAAAGGTGGAGACACAGGCGAAAAAGGCGAAAAAGGCGATACAGGACCTACAGGACCAAAACCAATTAATGGAGTAGATTACAATACAGAAGCAGAGCAAAAAGAGTTTAAAGACAAAGTAGTAGCAGATAGCAAAACAGATTTGGAAAAATATATAACAGAAAAAGAGACACAGTTGGATAATTACACAAAAGACAAAGAGACAAAATTAGACGACTATGTAACAGATACGGTAAAACCTGCAATAGACACATATGTAACAGATACAACAAAAAAAGACATAGACAAATACGAGAAAGAAAAAGAGAAAGTATTAGATACATATACAGACACTAAAAAAACAGAAATAGACAATTATGTAGCAAACACATCTAAACCAGCGCTAGACCAGTACGAAAAAGATAAAGAGGCAGAATTAGAAACAGCCAAAAATACTGCGATAAGTGAATACGATGCACACGCAGAAAGTGTTTTAACAGAAACAAACGATTTGTTTAATGCATTAGATACAGAAAAAGCAAGCGGAACTGAGCTATACATAGAAGACGCAAAGCCTTGCAGAATTATGAATACTGAAATTGGTGGAATGTATAAACAAGAGACTACAACTGGAGCAAATCTACTTGATACATCTGATATGCTATTTAATAATGGCACATTAGAGCAAAATGGACTTACTGCTAAAATAAATACAGATGGAAGTATTGTTATAAATGGAACAGCAACAGCAAACACATATTTTAAAAAAAGTATAAAAAATATTTTAGAAGATGGAAATTATTATTTTTATAATTTTAATAATGTAACGCAATCGAACAGTACATATTATATGTTAATTCAAGGAAATAAAAGTACTGGATATGGAAGTACAGATTACTATAATGCAAGAGGATACCAAACAGATAATTTTATAAAAGATATAATTACATATGACAGAACTTTTGACTGTACATTTGTATTTATAAATGGATTTGTAGCTAATAATTTAATATTATATCCTGAAATATCTAAGACTAAGCAAACTGTTTTTGAGTCCTATACAGGAGGCAATCCATCACCAAATCCAGATTATCCGCAAGAAATTATGCAGGTTGAGGAAGTAAAAACGTATGTAACAGGAAAAAATTGCTATAATATTTCAAATTTTACTGCAAATACAACTATCGGAAGTTTTAGAGGGCACTGGATATATCTAAAGCCAAATACAAAATATACAATATCTACAAATATGGTTACAAACCCAGACGGTTCACTGTCGCCCATAATTGGAGAGCCAAAGTTATCGGTTGCATACATAGTTGTAACAACAAATACAGAAACTAATACATTGGATTCTAGCACAAATGGAGTAGCAATTTCAAATGCTAAAAGCAGAACAGTTTTAACGGGTGGAACAGGGGCACTTTTTGTAGGATATCGTGCAGGTCAAAATTCAATTCCAACAATGGTAACAAAAGGAGGTTACATACAAATTGAAGAAGGAACAGTTGCAACAGAATACGAGCCATACCAAAATCAAACTGTTGCAATAGACCTAAAAGGCAACAAACTATGTGCAGCTTCTGATACAATAAAAGACAAATTACTAATAGATAAAAACGGTAATGTGGCATTGCAAAAGAATGTAGATAAAATAAGTACAAATGAAAGTACATTTACCTTAAAAAAAGCTACAGAAGCTGCTGAGGGATATTCAGCCTTTTATTCTATAGGTTTTTATAACATAATAAAGATGAATGGTGGTTTACTGTGCAATTATTTTCAATATGCACCGTATGACGGAAATGGATTTAAAATAAGAACATCCGAAGAAATGATTAGCGATGGTGGTGGTTACCGCAGAATATATTTTAGGGTAAAAACAGAAAGACTAGAAACAGATGATGAAAGTGGATATAAAAAATTTTTAACAGACAATAACATTATAATTTACCATTCATTAGAAACGTCAGAATTAATTGACCTAGGACAAATTCCAGAACTGCCAAAAACATTCGAAGGCATTAATAACATCTGGGCAGAAACAAACTTAGGCAATACAGAGATAGAAATAGAGTATGTGCAAGATGTAAAGAAACTACTAGAAAAACAAGCAGAACAGCAAAATGCAAGATTAGATAATATAGAAGCGTTATTAAGTACAACAGAAACAAGTGCACTATTATTAGATAATATGCAAACAGATTTAGAAAGTGAGGTGAAGTAAGATGAATGAACTATTAGTAAAATTACTAGAAAATTTAATTGCAAAAAAATATTACACAAACAAAGAAGAAATAGAAAACAAATTAAATGTATTCTATGCAATGTCTAAAATAACAGATGAAGAATACAGCAATTTAACACTAAAAGTAGAAGAAGTTTACGCAGTAGTAGAAGATACAGAAGCAACAGAAGAAGCTGCAGAAAGTGAGGCTGAATAATGGCATTAATTAATTTTATAAAAGATTATTGGGTACAGATAGTATTTATCTGTACCTTTATTATGACAATATACAAATTTGGAAAAGCAATGCTAGAAGCCACAAAATGTAGCTTAAGGAACGATATTTTAGAAATATACGATAGATGTAAAGATACTAAAAAAATAACTAAATGGCAATTAGAAAGTATAGAGTATAGCTACAAACAATACAAGATGCTAAAGGGCAATTCTTTTGTAGAAACATTAGTAGAAAAAGTGGAAGATTTTGAAATTATTGATTAGGAGGGAACAGTTATGAATAATAATAAAAGAAAAATGATTATAACTGCAATAGTAACAATTATTTTGGCTATAGTTAGTGCTATATGGGGCGTCAACTATAGTGAACGAGATGTAAAAGAAATTAGCGATTCTGTGGAAACTGTGGTTAACTATGTTGATAATGCAACATCTACAACAGAGATAGTAGAAACAACAGAAACGGAAGAACAGACATTAGAAGTAGAACAAGAAGTCGAATCCGATGCTGTTGTTGAACAAGAGAATATTGCATATAATGGAAGTTCTACTGGTAATGGACTATCTTTATTAGGAGAATGTACAGGGCTTACATATTACAGTCAAGCAGATTCCAGATGGGCTAATTATCCATATACAGCTACAAATAACTCTACACAAACAATGAAAAGTAGTGCATGTGGTCCAACATCGGCTGCAATGGTTGTATCTAGTTCAAAAGGTTCAATATTGCCAACCACGATGTCGGATTTATTTGTTCAAAATGGATTTAGAACAGCCAATAGTGGTACTGCCTGGTCTGCATATAGCTGGATAGCTGATTATTTTAATTTTAATGATTATAAGTATACATCTAATTACAATACAATGTTAGATTATTTAAGCAGAGGGTATTATGTAATCGCAAGTTGTGGAAGTGGCTTATTCACTTACGGCGGGCACTATATTGTATTAGTAGGAGTAGAAAATGGAAACATAAAGATTTATGATCCATATTTATATACAAATAAATTCAATACAGCTAGTAGAAGGAATAAAGTTACTGTAAATGGAAATACGGTTTATTGTAGTATAGATAATTTTAAGAAATATGCAAATTATAAGGGTTTTTGGTGTTTCAGCAATGATAGTGGTTTAACAGAAAATAAAAGTACAGATATAAAAACTGTAGTAGCAGATAACAATATAGAAGATACAAATTATAAAGTAAGAATAACTGCAAGTAGCTTGAGAGTGCGAGAAGGTGCAAGTACAAATTATACCCAAATTTCTTCTTATAAAAAAGGTACAGTTGTTACAATCTATCAAAAATATAAAAACTGGGGCAAAACTGCATCTGGTTGGATATGTTTAGATTATACTACTAATCAAATTAATTCTACAGTATATACAACAGGAAAATACAAAGTTAGCACTAATATTCATGTAAGAATGTGTGCAGGGACAAATTATAAAGCAAAGACATATAAACAGTTAACTCAAAATGCAAGATACCAAAATAAGCTTTGTGGTAATTATTATTACAATGGATACAAAAAAGGTGTAATTTGTAATATTACAAAAGTACACGGCAACTGGGGATTAACAAAAAGTGGTTGGATATGTTTAGACTATTGCAAAAAAATTTAAAAGAGGAGCCTTTAAACTCCTCTTTCCTAATCTTCCCAAATATCAGTAACCTTTACTTCAATTTTTGTAGCATCATCATTTTCTTTTACGACTTCAAATTCTACTATAATATTTTTATCCTCTGTTATATAATAAGCAACACTATTTTGTGCTAGGCAATCTTCTAAGTAATCAAAAATTCCTTCTGTACAATTTGTAATACCTTGAGCTGTATTATCCATTTCTACTAATGTCATTTTCTTATTTAATAATTCCTCTTTTAATTCTTTAATCATTTCTTCCATTTTCTTTTCCTCACTTTCAAAAATATAATTATTTACAAAATCTTTTAAAACTTTAGAGGCATTTGTGTTATTATCCTCGCAAGCTTTTTTAAACTTTTCCCTTACTTCTGGTCTAACATCAATGCCTAATTTAACCAGATTGTTTTTCATGTACTTTTTTTGAGATTCGTACACAACATCACTTCCTTTTTTGTTTCTGTAATTATATTATCATATACGTACGTATATGTCAAGCATTTTTTCAAAGAAAATTAAAAATTTTAAAAAATCCTCAAAACCCTTTAAAACAGAGGCATAAAACTATATTAATTAAAAATAAAAATGGCTTAAAATCGATTGTAGAAGGTCGATTTTTACTTATTTTCGTATAATTACACATTAAAAATAAATGAACATTTTTTATCAAAAAATATTGAATTTTATATTTTTTATTTATATAATTAATGTACTAAAAAACACATTTGTACATAAGATATAAAAGGAGGGGGTATATATGTATCAAGATTGGATGGAAAATGTACCTTTAGATGTAGATTCTAATAAAGGCAATAATAAGGAAAACAATAAATAAAAATAAGAAGAGTTTATACTCTTCTTATTTTTGGCTCTAAATATTTAAAAGCTTTTAATTTGTTTTTTTCTTCTTTTTCTCCATCTTTTTTTCTAATTTTTTGCCATTCTACATAAACATGTATAATATTAGTATAATATTTATCTGCATAATTTTTATTATAGTACCCAATTGTAGCTGCTAATGTTTTTACTGTTCTTAGGAAAATTTGGTGCAGAGATTGATAGATATAGTACGTACCTGCGGATTGGCTAGAAATATACATACATATATATTCTAATTCATTTAATACGTCCGATACTAGTGATCCAAAACGGAATGGTAAACCTTGATTGTCTAATACAAATAATTTCCTTGCTTCTTCGTCAGTATAGGTTCTTTTATATAGGCTATTATATTCATCTATAGAATGTTTCTGCAGATAAAATTTTTTAAATTCGATATGAAGTAGCCCTTTTGCTTTTAAGTCGTTAAGTTGTTTTTTGGAATATTTTTTAGACATTATTTTTTCAATAATTGAGGTGATTTCTTTTGAATTTTTATATATAATTTCTTTTATACTTTTTGTGGAAATTCTATGCTCTAAAAGATGTAAATATGTAAGTTGTAAATCTCCGTTATTAAAGCAATCTTCATAACTATTCCAAAATTGTTGATTTTCATATAAATTTGAAATTTCTTCTCTATCAAAGCGCTTTAGATTATTCATATTAATATGTTTTAAATCTAATAAATCTCCTAAGCTACTTTTACTAATAACCGTGCCTATTATATAACATTTGTTTAGTAGTTCGTCTGAAAATAATTTTGCAATTTCAGCACCTTTTTGTTGTTGAGAAAGATTTTTTGATTTATCAAATTGATAAATTCCCCAAAATAATGCTAAAACTCCACCTAATGCCGTTATCCAGATTCCCCAATTATTAAGAGATATATCGAAAATAAAGATTTCTTGTGTTTCAAAATTATCAGGAGTTTGTCTCGAAAAATTAAATAATAAAATACTTGATCCAATAAATAATATTGCTATGATAAGAAATATATACCATCGTTCTTTAATATAATTTAAAAATCCTAAGTGTTTCATATAGATCCTCCGTAAAAATAATTTATAGTGATTATATAAAGTTTTAAATTTAAAATCAACAGAAAAGTCGAAAAATGTAAAAATAAAGTGTTCGACAAATTTCGACACAAATAATTAACATAATATGCTATAATTAATAGAGGTGATTAAATGAGTATAGACTTGCTAATAATCCGCAACCGTGCAAGACTAGAAAAATTAATTACAGAAGATAAAGAATATAGCATAATACTAAAACAAAGCCAAAAGCTGGACAAATTAATAAATGCCAAAATGAAAGAGATTAACGCAAGTTAGTCTCTTTTACTGTTGTATACATATTATTATTAAAATGTATTGTGGAGTCAACTTTTTTCTTGTATCTCTATATTAATTAACAAATCTATTACCTGGCTTATTTCCATAACTTCTGCGGAATTTAAGCCATATTTATCTATCCTGGCATACATTTCTTCTTTTAAACTATTTATATCTGCTGTAGCATAGAATAAATCTCTTATATTTACATCTAATGCATTAGAAATTTTATACATTGTAGCCAAGGAAGGATTGCTTTTTTTATTATTTTCTAATGCGTGTAAATAGCTTCTACTAATACCAGTTTCTTTTTCTAATTTATATAAAGTTATATTTTTCTTTTCTCTAACCTCTTTAATTCTAAAAATAAACATAAAATACCTCTTAAAATAGTATCTTATTATTTTATATAATTATTCAAAAAAGTGCTAGATGTAGCTGGTAGAGAACGCTTTGTGTCGAACGAATTTTCTTGACTTTTTTAGACATTAAAATATAATAAGAAAAGAGACAGATAACTGGAACTTATCTATCTCTACAAGGACTGTTACTCTAACACAAACGTAACAGTTAGAGTATACAGTCCTTTTAAAAAAAAGTCAAGGGAGGATTATATATGGAAGAAGAAAAATTGAAAGAAATATGCAAAAAATATTGTAAAAAAGAAAGATTTATTTTATTATTATATAGGATTGCAAAAACGAATAGTGTTAACAATATAGAAGAAAGTATTAAAACATTTCTAAAACATAGTGTGTCAAAGAAGTGTGTCAAAAAATAGAAATAAAGAAAAAATACGATAAAAATAATATGTATAAGGAAAATATATAAAAGACTGAAAATCCCTGTGTCCCTGGTTCGATTCCAGGTGAAGCCACCATAATTAAGAATCAGCAGAAATGCTGATTCTTTTTTGCACATAAATTAAAGAAGGGGATTTACCAAAAAATAATTATTGAGTTAAAGTAAAAATTTATTAGTAATTATTTATGGTGTTTGTATATCTTTAAAGGAATATAAAGTCTTAAATTTCATAAAAAACAAAAAGTAAAGAATAGAAGCATTTGCTTCTATTCTTTACTTTTTAAATTGATTTAAAATTGA